CGGTTCGCGAGCGAAACATCATCAGCCATGTCAGGCCGCCTCTGATGATTTTTGGGGATGAGCCACTAGAATCAACTCCCAGCCTTGGCCGTTGGTGATGCCGCAATTATCGCAGCGCCCGCAGTAGTTTGAGGTATGAAATCTATGATTCTCTTGGCGACGTACTCCGGCGTCAATCCGAAATGAGCGGCGGCGTCGGGCAGGACGGCGATAATCTCGTTCGCGGCCGCAGCCAATTGTTCGTTCGGCACGGTCACCGTGGCGCCCTCGACTCTCACGAAGCCGTCGGCGATCAACGATCCGGCTTGGTTCTGCAGTGCGCGGACCAGCGCGTCGCGGTGGCCTTGGTCGATCGCGATCCCAGTCTTCTGCTTGAACACTGCGAACGCCCATCCGAGCACGGCCAGGATCAGCGCATTGATGGCAGCATTGACATAGGGCTCCGCGACCTCGCTGAAGGCTTGGCCGACGTTGATGACGCCGCCCTGCTTCTGCGGCACCACGAAGGTCGGCGAGCCGATCGGGCCGCCAATGGCGACGGGCGCCGGTGCCTGCGGTGTGCCGCTTGGCGTTTGTGCGGAAGCCGAGACGGTGATGGCTGCGGCCAACGCAGCGGCAAGGAACAATCGCTTCATGGAAAGCCTCCCTCCAAAGAAAAAGGGCCATCCAGATTCGGGTGGCCCTTCTATAACACGGATGCGCGGTCAGCACATCTTAAAGGCCGAAGAAGCTGCCCACCCCAAAATCGTAATGTAAGCCGGCGACGTACATCGTGTTGAGGTTGGCATTTGCCTGGGTGACGATCGGCGCCCCGCTGGTGCCGAACAGGTTGGCGATTGATGCCCCCTTATCCGCCCAGTAGATGTCCGCGAACACTTTGAGCGATCCGCCGTTCGGTGCGCCATTGCTGCCGAGAGTCTGCCAGCGCCACCCAGCGGTCACGCCTGGGGCATAGGCCCAATCCTGGCCGCCGGACTGGCCGACGTTGCCGCTAATCAGCATCTCCGCCTGCTTGAAGCCGACGTATCCCATAGGCGTGTTGGAAACCGCGACCGCGGAGGGAAGGAAGCTCGTCGGATTGGCGAAAGTAGGGAACGGGTTGCTGAAGCTCGGGAAGACCTTCAGCACGGTCTGGACCACGTCGATGCCGAAGTCGAACTCCTGCGTCAACACCCATCGGGCGGCGATGGTTCCCACCGCGTTGCTGCCCTCAACGTTGGTGTACTTGGCGTCGGCCTCGACTTGGCACCAAGTCTGGAGGAAGCACTTGCTCCAGATGTAGCCGACGTCGGCGTCGATGGTGCCGCCGGCGGCGTTGACGCTGCCGCCGGTGATGCCCGGCAGCGTGATGACGTTTCCGGACACGCTCGACGCGGCGATCGCGGCCGACGTGCCAATGCCAACGAAGGGACCAGAGCCGGTGATGAAGGCGTTTGTCGGCGGTGGTGGGGCTTTCTTCGGGAAGTCTGCGGCGAAAGCGGCAGTCGAGACGACTGCGGCGAGCGCGGCCAGAAGCAATCTGCTACGCATGTGGGTTCTCCCCCTGGTTGATTCGGATTTACAGGGGCCAGCCTATACCCAGTCTCGGCTCGGAAGCGTTACCGCAAAGCCACAACGGCCCACTATCTTCCGATCACGTCGAGGCGGACAGGTATCAGCCCAGAAAAGCCGAGGGCGCGGGCGGCGGCGGGGGTAAGGTCAATAATCCTTCGGGCCACGAACGGCCCCCTATCCACAATACGGACCACCGTGGTGCGTCCGTTGCCGCGGTTGGTCACTCGCACCATGCTGCCAAACGGGAGCGTCCTGTGGGCCGCCCAGAGGCTTGCGCAATTGAGCACGGCACCGCTCGCTGTTATGTGCCCGCACAGCCCGTCGGCACCGCCATAAATCGAGGCGATTCCGGTCTGCTGGGCGCTCACGGAGTCGATTCCGGCGAAGAGGAGAGCGACGGACAAGGTCGCGCGGATAGATGCCGCCATTCAGGCCGCCGCCTTCAATCCTTGCTCGAATAAGGCGGACTCGTGGGCTCGGCGCTTCCAGAGATCGCCGCCGCGCGGCCAGATCCGTTGCATCGACAGGATCAGCGGCGGGATCGCGGAGAAGTTCTTTGCGATCATTGCCGCCTTGATCTCACGCATCTCGAGATCGCGTGGGCCGGGATCGTCGTAGCCGCCGGTGCCGCGGTTATAGGAGAGCGAAAACACCGCACCTTGGCAGTCGCTGTGGAGCAGATCGAAGTTCGGCAGCGCGGCGCGGCAGCGCGCCAGCCACTTCGGGACCTCCTTCGCCTTGAACTCGGCGATGGCTTGGTCCCAGGTGATCGTGATCTCGTTGCGGTGCGCGGCAACGTAGGCTTCCGCGGCCGCTCCGCGGTGGCCGACGGCACCGATGATCCTCTGGACCGTTGCCGGGTCAACGATTCCCGTCCAATCGGCTTCCGCCTCGGCATTGATGACATAACCGCAGTCATATCCTACGCCGAGCGTCGGGCCAGAGACGCCTCCGGGCCAAGACCAATGCTCCTCCGCTTTGACGTAGTAGCCTGGACTCCCGTCCTCCTCGTCCTCGACGAAGGTCAATGCGTCATCGGGGATTCCCAATGGCGACAAAACTGGCAGTGGCGCCGCTACCGTTGCCACTACGGGCGATGGCGGCTGCCTGAATAAGGAAAGAAAATTCTCGATCGGGCTCATGTCGATTCTTCCCTTCCCCTATGGACTTCGGCTGTAGAACACGCGAATCTTACACCTGTTCGGAATAGGAGGGAACCCATGAACGCCGTCATCAAACTGATCGAGGCTGCCGATACCCACGCGGAACAACTCACGTCTGCAGCCCAACATGACTCCTCCGATTATGGAGCTAAGGCCACCGAAATCGAAGCACAGCGTTGGCGACAGCTTGCATCGGAAGCGCGGTCTGAATTAGTCCAGGATTCTCCGATCATCGGTCAATGATCGGAATCATGGCACCGGGCATCGGGCTACCGCTATTGCTTAGCTGGCGGCGCGGTTTTCGGTTCTTCCTTCGCCGCCTTGGCGCTGACTGCTTTGGCTTCCTCTCCGTTGAGCCAGTTTATCAACGGTGTCGAAAATTTCCCCGGTTGCTCGCCGAGATAGTTATGCAGTCCTTTGTAGGTCGTTTCATCAATTGTGATGGGAACGTATGACGGTCCGGATTGCGGGGCCTGCGCCGCAGCCGACACGACGAAGGCCGCGACAGCAAGCGCGGCGAAGGCGAGACGAATCATTGTGAATCTCCGTTGGTTCTTTACTTTTTCGGCGGTCCCGCAAGCGGCAGTCCAGCACATGCGCTGATGAATGCGCGGCGCGTATTTGGATCGGAGTTGACCGCGCCGGGATGTGCTGCGGCCCATTGTTCGTGACATGCCTTGTTCTTCGCGATCTGCGCTTCATACTTCGCCTGCTGCTCTGGCGTGCGGATGATGTCGGTCGGCGTTGGATTGGTAATGTTGCCGACGTTGATCTGCGCAACAGTACAAGTAATAAAGCCGCTCATCATCATCATAAGCACGATCCGCATTTTGAACCCCTCGTCTTATTGATAGCGGAAGAATCCGGCAGGGCCGTCACACGACCCGGGCATCACAATCGAGCCACCACTAGCGACTTGAGCGTGATAACCGGGTGCGCCCGAATTTGTGACGATCGCTCTCTGTCCATTTCGCGCTGCGTTGCAAACTGGTAGAGTTGCAACTGTATATGTCAGAACATTTCCGTTCACATTCGCCTGGGCACATGGCAACGGATTATTCTGATCTGTGCTAGTGTCGCCCCAAAATCCTCCAGTCGGCAATGTTCCAATATAACTGCCGCAAAAGCTAGACGCTTGAGCAGTTGTGTGATTTCGGAAAAAAAGATCACTTGATGCGCTGTCGTTTGTCCCGGCGATGTTCCAGAATTGAGAAGCCACGCTGTCATTATGGATGTTTGTTTCAGACGACGAACCAACGATCTGCACATTGCTAAACCCATACAAAGAACCGATGACGTGTAGGTCGTATGAGCCGGTGCCGAGATAATCGCCTTGATTTATAAAAATGTTTGCGCCCAACCAAGCATAATCGCCAGCTTCGGTCACGTCGATCGAATTGCTGACTTGCTCAATATAGCCGTTGTTCAGTTCATTGGCGCTGCTATTGGCGTTGGTGAAGGTGATGCTATCGCCGGATGAGATTGTGCTGGCGGCATCAGCCGACATCGTAACGGTCATGCCGCTGACCGAAGCAACGGAAGTTCCGCCAGTAATTGATAACGGATGCGTGTTATTGGTGACGATCTGGCCGACCATCGCGCCGGGCGCAGTGGCGAAGTTCAGGACCGCGCTGCTGGAACTCGTTGAGGCGTTCGTGCTTGCCGTGATCGTGTTGTCCGCCGAATAGATGCCCTCAGTCGTGCAATGCTCAAGATCAAAATCTGTGATCTTGATAGCATTTGAGGCGTTGCGCAACAGCACACCATTCGCACAACCCCATGCCGTCCAGTTCGACATGCGACCAGAAAATACGTTGTCAAATAGCGTGATGTTGGCCGTATTGCTCGTTGTGCCATAGGTATTGTAATCGAAGTCGTCGAACTCACAATGCTCTCCGGCTAGGCACATGAAAGCGAAGCCGGAACCGCCTGTGTAGGGATACCAATAACCACCACGAATGTCGCACGTCATCCGCGTGCCGCCCTCGCCGCTGCACGCGAGGCCGCCAGTCGAGCCATTGAAAAGCATCTGCACGGACTTGTCGATGTTGACACGCAGCCGGTAGTGGTTGGAGTCGGGCGCGGTAACAACGATCTGTGACTTCCACTCGCACTGGTAGCCATTGTTGGCGTCGCGCATGAAGTGGAGCACGCCAGTCGTAGCGATGGCCTCGGCAATCGCGTTGGTGAACGCCGTCGTATTATCCGTCGAGCCATCGCAGATGAAACCAAATTGTGTTGAGCGAACTTCGGTGTCGAGAGAATTAAGCACGCTGTCGGTGCCCGGCGCGGAGTAATTTAAGGCACTAAGATTTATGTTATTGGATTGCGTACTGCCGCTAATCGTCCATGGCGTATTGATCGCGCCGCCGCTCACTGATAGCCCAGTTCCAAGTGCGTAGTTTGTCAGCGTGCCCGATCCACCTGACACCGTTCCGGTGCCGAGCAAATAGTTGCTTGCCGTTGCGCTACCGACCGTCGTGACTCCGACCGTGATGCTGGCCGACGCCGCCGAGACCGCCGTTAATTTCCCGCTGACGACGACGATCGTGGAGTTGTCTGGATAGCCACAGCCGATCTGCGACGCGGTCATCGTGGTGCAAGAGATCACGCCAGTATTGATCGTCAGCGTGGAGCCGTCACCCTGCACGATGCCCTGCGCGGCCGAAGTGGCGATGGGAAGATACGCGGCACCGACCGTGCCGGAATTGATCTCGGAACCCGCGATCGACTTATTAGTCAGCGATTGTATGTCGGTCGTACCAACGATTAGACCGCTCGCCGGGAAAGTCTCGGCCTGACCGCCGATCTCGAACGTGCCGATAAAGTTCGCCGTGCCGGAAACCGTTTCCCCGGCGATGGTAGGTGCGGTGGCGAGAACGACGCTGCCGCTGCCGGTGACCGCGATCTGCGTCAGGCTCGGCCCGCTTCCCACGGCAAGAATATCGCCGGGCGTGCCGTTGATGACGCCGGTCGGAGAGCCGCCGCCGACCGTGACGTTCGCCGCCGTCGCCGTAATCGAGCAACCGGGAGACGCGACGCCGAGCGTGCATGGCACGCCGTTCACGTAGACGTAGTCGTAGGCGAGGTCGGTGTTCGTGATGAGACCGGCCGCCGAGACGGAGCCGGTGAAAGTCGGGTTGGCGATCGTCGACCCGGAAGAAAGCACCATCGCCCCAGTGCCGGTGACCGAGTTCGATAGCGTGACACCACCGTAAGTGATCGCGGCGGAGAAAGTTGCGCCGTCTGAAAACGTCTGTGATGCTGACCAACTATTCGCGTGCGACAGGTTGATGCCGAGATTGTTGCTACCGTCGACGGTGAGGCTGCTGTTGATGTTGAGCGAGAGCGTCCCGGCGCTGTAATTGAGCGGCGCGTCCGTCGCCGTGACCGATTGAACCAGTGAGTTGTTGAGATAATAACCGTCGCTCGCGTTGAACGTGCCGGCGCCGGTGTTGTTCAATGGTGCCCCGGCGTTCACGCTGCCGCCCGGATAGTAGATCAACGGCCCATTCTGAATCCAAGGCTGCGTCGGTCCTGGTCCCGGCTGCGCCGAAGCGGCGGTCGCGAGCAGAGAAAAGATCAGCGCGAGGATCGCTCTCATCCGGTTCACCAATAGATCACAGAAAAGCCATGGCCACTGGAGGCCGCGTTGACGGTGGTTGCGGTCGTCTGGCCAGGAATCACGGTCCAAGTCTGCCCCGGCGCGAGACCGAACGTAGTCCCGCCCGCGGCGAGTTCCGCCTCGGTGACTGGATTCACGAATAGCGTCTCCGTCGCCGTGGCCGGATTGGTGATGAATCCGCCGTTCGGATTGGCGGGAATCACTTCAACGGGATTGCCTCCCGTCGCGATCTGGGAGACGAGGCCGGGACCTGGAGTGACGGGCGTTGTCATGTCAGTATTTGATCGCCACGAGGATGGTATAGGTCGGCTGAACAGTCGTGACCGGCGTTCCGCTCCCGTTCGACGAGGCAGAACCTTGCGCATTGACGCTGACGTTTGTCGTCACCAGCGAGCCGTAATTACCCGCTGAACCGGTCGCCAGTCTTCCTATTATGATCTCGTCCGGGGTCACGCTACTACTTCCACATCCGCCGGGAGTACTTAAACCAAGAAATGAATCGCATCCCGACACGTTCGTGCTGCCATTGGTGAGCGTGATCCCAGAGTTCGGGAACGACCACGATGTCCCGAGATTCGCCTGCGCCAACGTTCGGTTCTGCGCGCCGCAGCCAACGGCGACCGCAGTCGCCGGACATCCAGAACCGGAGTTCGTCAGCACGCCAGCCGTCTCGGAACCTTGCTGGTCGTAGGCGACGGCGGTGCGCCCGTTGGCGAAGGGCAAGGTGAAGCTCCCGGCCGAGCATGAGCTTCCCGCCTGCGTCGCCCAGAGATCGCCACTGCCGCCGTAGTAGGCGTAAAGCGCGGAATAGGTCGTCTTCAATATGCACGTCCCGTTAGCGATCAACCATCCCGCCGGAGCCGTCGGGCCGCTGAAGTGACCGACGGTTCCGACCGGGGCGTTCCCCGTCGCCGGGTTCGTCTGCACGAACTCGGTGCCGTCCCAAACGATCTCGGCGTAGGGAATCGGGGAACCAGAACCGAAGTCGCCCCCGGCGATCGGGACTAGCGCGCCACCCGAGTTCCGATAGACCGCCGCCGTTACGACGGTCGAGAAACCATTGTGGATCGCGACTGTCGTCGCGCCAGCGACGTTGGGAGACCCCGGCACGAAGCGGATCGGAACTCCGAGCAGGTTCGACGTCGCTGTGACGTTCGGCAGCGTGAGGATGACCGCGTTCGCCGTTCCGCCGACGTTCGCGCTGGGAATCCAAGTCTGCGTCGCGCTAAGCTGCGCTTGGCTCTTGCCGACGTACTGCGAAAGAAAAGAACCAGCAACGGCCGCAGCAAGAAGTGCGATGCTCGCGAAGAACTTGCCGTTCAGCCTCATAGCTTTACGCTCCAAATATTGCTGCCATAATAGACGAAGCGGGCGCATTGCCGATCGATGTTTAGTACGGCGGCAGCCTCGCCAGCGATAGTCTGTCCGGCCGGCGCGTTCACCGTTACCGGATAGTCCGAGAAGTTTCCCGCCAAGTCCTCGATGCCGTATTCCTGTCCGTCTTCCGCATTCGACGGCAGCGTCGTCGAGGAAGCCGCAACCGAAACCGTCCTGTTCAAGCCGACATGCCCGTTCGCATCCGCAGTCGTCATCGCGAAGACGCCGCTCGCCGTCACGATCCTCGACGGATAGAGCGTCGAGACTTGAAGCATCGCCTCCATCTGTCCGGCGGTAAGTAAGTTAGCGGCGAGATCGCCTGCAAGCCACGCCTGCGCCGTCGTGCCTTCCTGGCCGCGGAGGAGCGGAAGCGAAACCGAGCCAAATGTGTCACCGGAAACCGTCTGAACGTAGATGATTTCCGTCAGCAGCCCGGTCGCGGCGTCGTTCATCGTCAGCGAGAACTGCTGATTCGAACTCGGAACGGGAAAGAGCGCGCCGGTGCCGGACGCCAGCGTCAGCGTCGTCGCCGTGCTCGAGATCGGGGCGGCCAGTGTCGAGCTGGCGTCATTGCTGAAGATAAACACGGCCATCTATCAGTCCCTCTCCCGGATCAGATGCTTATCACGACCTGATTCTGAAATGGCAGGATCAGCACGCCCGATTCGACCGCTTCAGCCAGAACATTAGCATACATCGGTGGACTCGATCCGCTGGAGAATATCGTCCGCAGCGCGTTGAACGGCATCCTGTTGTAGCCGAAACGGTTGTAGAGCGCACCCCCAGTGATGGTCCGCGTTCCGTAAGAAAGCCGGACGGCAATGATCCCTGGTCCGTAAGTGACGCTGATCTGGTAGGTCTGATCGACGTTCGGCGCCATTCCATTAGGCCCGATCAGGAACCGCATGATCCGCCGCTTCAGCCAGCGAACATTGAAGACATTGCCGTCGCCCTTGTAGAAGTTCCAGGTCATGATCCGCTTGAAGACGTCGTCGGACGTGACCGTGATGTTCCTGGGCCCGACGAGCTTCCGGACGTTGAATCCTAGTTTATTGTAGCCCCAGGTATTCAGCGGGCCGATATCGAGGTTCTTCCCGGAGGAGAGCGCGGGGCGCGTCATCCCGTAGATGCCTTCCGCCACCCAATCGAGCAGCGCGCCGACGATCAATGGATTCGTGTAAACCGGCAGCATGATCGTGGCGAAGAAGGCGACGAACTCGTTGGCGATCGAATTGAACGCCGCGACGAAGGCCTGCAAATTGTCGTCGTCCGCGTATTCTTGATAGAGGTAAGAGCCCATCCAGACGGTCTCGCCAGGGGCACCGAGCGACGTCAACGTGGTCGGCCCCGGCGGTGGGAACGTCCCGACCTGTGGCACCGGCGGATAGGGTGTCGGCGTCTGAGTGACGAAGCCGGAGAATCTATGTCCAGCCGTCGCCGCGTTGACGCTGATGCTTGTCGTCTGATCCGGCGTGAAGAAGTAGGATGCGCCGGGCTGGATCGCGATCGTCGTCTCCGTGACCGCAAGTCCTGCGGGAGCGCCGGTCGGGTCGACGTAGATGACTTCCGCCGTCCCGATTCCTTGCTGTTCCGTCGATGCCGGATTCGTGATGATGCCGCCAAGGAACGGTCCATAGGCAACCGTGACCGCCCTGCCGCCGACGGCAATAGCCGAATTTGCAAGCGGATAAAGCGATATGGGCGCCGTCATCGGTTCATCCCTGAACGAAAGTTATTCCAGCGACCGTGGCCTCGAAATACGATTCCGGGTCCCCGAAATAGAGCTTCGTCCCGCTCTGCGGCGGCGTCGACACGCCGTTGATCGAGACCGCGTAGGTCAGGACCGAGATCTGCGATTCCAGAAGCACGCTGGCGACCGCTTCGATGAATGCGTCGTCGAGCTCCAGCGCATTGATCGGCTGTCCGACCGGAATCGAGTTGACGTAGGCCGCGATCGCCGGGCCGGCGAGTTGCTCGATCGCGCTCTGGGAGACGAAGTTCGGCCCGGTCGTGTTCCAGGTCACCGCGATGGTCACGGTTTGTTGCGGCGGATTGACGAACGTGATCGCGTACTGATCTGGGTAATCGTAGATGCTGACGGTGACGTTCCGTAGGTTCGGCGACAGCACGCCGCCGCTGACGTAGGCCGGGAAGCCGGTCGTGTTGACGTTGATGGTGAAGTTCTTCTCGTCAATGATCGTTTCGACGGTGAAGAGGATGCCGTTGAGATTAGTCATCCCGACGATGCCGGTCGCCGTCGCCTGCTGTCCGGCGCTATAGCCGTGATTGATGTCGGTCGTGATCTGCGCGCTCACGGCTTGGGTGACGGCGGTGATCGCGAGCGTCGATCCGGTGACTCCCTGAATGTTGATCCCGGAATCGCAGATTGCGTTCGCTACTTCGTAAGGATCGCCGCCGCCGACGATGATCTCCCAGTTCCCGTTTTCCGCTTGAACGACGGAGATCAATCGCTGCTGGACGCCGGGGACTTGGCCCAGCAGCGTCTTCAATTGCTGCGGCGCCCCGGTGGATATGGCTTGCCCGGCCTGAACGACGCGCGCGCGGTACTGCGCCTGCGTCTCCGCAGGGCCGCCGGAAGTCCCCGGCGTCGGATTCGTGCAAGTGAGCGTGATGGTCCCTGGAACGGAAGTCACGATCTGCGAGACGGAGTTCGTCGGCACCGCCCAGGTGCCGGGGATCGTCGCTTGGCAGAAGATCGGCGAGGAATAGCCGCTCGACGTCGTGACGCCGCCGTTCTGGATGATGTACTGGTACGTTCCGTCGGAAACCGTGAATCCGACCGGGATGACATAGCCCGGCAATGGGTTTGAGCTGGCGTCCTCCGCGTAGAAGACGACGTAGACCGACGTGTTCGTCGGCACCGCCGGCGCAGAGCCCGGCCCGAGATAAACCTGCCCAAGTTGGGACAACATGAACGGGTTCGCGGTCGATGGTGAGATCGAGTTGATCGTCTCGACCGCCGCAGTGTCGCACATCACCAGTGCGCCGACTTCGGTGGACGAGATGTCCTCGATCAAACTCGCTGGCAACGTGAAAGTTATCCCGGGAACGACGGCCGTGACCGAAGCGATGAGGTCCGCGAGCAGCGCCGCCGGCGGCGTCGGCTGCGCGCCAGATGGGCCTATCGTGAAGTCGTAGATGTTCGACATCGCGCTCTCATTCCGGAATTTGTTGCGTGATTTTTACACCAGTGTTCGTTGTAACATTTATCTGATAGGTCGGCTTCGTCGCCCCAGGCACGCGCGAGACGATCAACGCAGCGAAGTATTGCGCGAACAGTTGTTGCGTCCGCGCGACGTAGTAATCGGGCCAGACCTGTTGGATGACGGACTGTTCGGCGGGTAAGCCGAAAGAAGCATAAAAAGGACTTTCACCCAAATTAAGTAAAAGAACCTGACAAAGAGTCACGAGCCATACCAAGTCATTCGACCCAGTTACTGGATCGGTCTCAATGGCTTCCCAGTACGGATACCCGGGCGGCTGCGGCTTCGCCCGCGTCCCGTCCGGATTGAGATAAAACACCCTTCCCCACGTCCTAATGGCGGCCTCCCGATTCCCTACTGCGCCGTGAGGATAGTCGTTAGCTGCGCGGAGGTCATCTGCTGAGTTGGAGGCGAGCCGTTCGAGGGATGCGTGTGATTATTGAACAGGGCCTCAAACGCGGCGGTGACCAGACGACTGACTTTCTCCGTCGCGGCAGTGCCCGCGATGACCACTCCACCGGATTCATTCAGCGTGAGGGTGACCGTCTTCGCGATGTTGCGGAGGATGGTTCCGTTCGGCCCGTAGATCACGACCGCGTTCGGATCGTCCGTCGCGCTGAAGTTCTTGTTCCCGATTGAGAGGAAGATCAGCGACGAGAGATTCGCTTGGAGGGAAAGATCGGCGGTCCCGCCACCGAGCCCGGAAACGCCGCCGAGATAGACGTCCGACGGAATCACGACCCCCTTGTCGCCGATTTGCGTCGGCATCCGGACGTATTCCGGCCCGGCGATAGGGACCGTGACGTTCGGCAGCGTGTAGGGCGAGTTCGTCGTCGCGGCGAGCAGGAACTTGACCGTGACGATCGAGTTGGAGACCGAGACGACCTGGGCGGGCAAGACGTTCCCAAGTAGCGCCATCGCGCCGCGAATCTTCTTCTCCGCGAATTGATTGAGCGACCGTGCGAGCGGAATCTTTTGCCAGTTTCCAGCGTCCATGATGGTTCCTATAACGGCGGATTGCTTGCTAATACTTGCTGATTCGGCGCAAGCGTAAACACGGTTACCCACGCATCAGCACTTGGTTGTCGGAAGTCTCCGTAATGATGAATGTCATGAATCCAGAATCCTCCTTGAAAAGTCGCCTTCAAATTCACCAACGATGAATTAGCCGCTTGCGTGTTCTTGATCAAATACGGAGGCAAGGTTACTTGCTGGAAAACCGTCAGATCGCCCCGCATGACGGTCTTCATGGAAATCATCCCTGCCTCGATCCATGTCGGCTGCCCGATGAGGTCTTGAAATGCGATCTGCTTGGCGTTGCCTGTCTGCGGATTGCTGTTGTCGGAAATCAAAAAACCACCTTGCGAAGTGACTACGATCATGACGCCCGGATAGCCTTGCGTGCCATTGGGGTCGATCGAGTTCTTGCTTAGTTGTTGAACGATCCAGCCGAACTCTTCGATCGTCGGATATTTGCCGAATTGACCTGGCGCTGGCGTGGCGATGTTGGGATTAATGTTGCCGAGCGTGATCTGCGCGCCGGGATACGCCGTCTGCAAGGCGTTCTGAATCGCTTGGCCGAATGGCGTTCCGGCTTTCCAATTCAGGACGATATTCTTCGGCTTTCCGAGTGTTCCAACACCACCCGTATTGGACGATGTCGCGAATGGTCCCGGCATGACGACGAGGTCCAACGTCATCGCCGTTCCAATCCAATTTCCAAACGCCTGAAATATCTTGCCTTGGCAGATGAGACCTTGTTCGGCCGGATTTGCTAACGGAAGTCCTTTTGCCATCCCCGCAAAAACTTTGATGTTCTTGCCAGCGAGATTGTTTGCTTGGCTGATTTCCTGAAGGCTGATTCCCCAGATGCGAACGGTGCCGAAATTCGCTGGCGTGGCGGCGTTGATGATCGCGATGTCGATTTCGACGTTCCAAGCCGACGGCAACGTCTGTCCGTTCGCGTAGCTTCCGTAGCTTTGATTTCCGAGCAAATTGCCAAAACCCGGAGGGGTGTAAAGCGCGCCTGTTTTGGCGTCGGTGATGATGATCGAATAGAATCTCATGGCGAGACTTCAAATTGCGAACTGGATTCGCGAAACACGAGTGATGACGTGAACGGAGTTCCGTTCTCATCGCTGAACCCGCCGACCAAATTCAGATTAAAATTCGCGACGCCGAAACTTGTCGCGGCGCCTGGATCGGGAGCAAGATCGTATTGAAATTTGGTAGGGCTGATTATCAAGCAATCAAACAATCCGCTGTACGCGCTCGGCGTCGCTCCAGAGATTGTCAGCGCGACAACGCTGCCGATTGTATAGCCGTGCGGCGCTTCTGTGGTCGCCGTCACGATTCCGATCGTTGACCAAGACAGAGATTCGATGATGATGCCGCTCGGAGAGGCGATCAACGGTTGCGAGACGATCAACGCGCCATTGAGCGAATAAAGATTCAGATACCATCGTTGCCCGAAGACATTCCAAGTCACCGTCGCGTTATAGGTCTGCCCGTCCAAAACTGGTTGAAAGGAGAATGCTTGTGACGTGCTCGGGACGAAGTTCGTAAACGTGGTCATGGCTGAGGTGCCACAGTGCCGCCGCCGGCCGGGTTAGCGAGAGCGGGAACGGTGGCCGGTCCAGCATCGCTTACTGTCGTGCCGACGTTCGTCGAGAGACCGTATGGTGATGCCGATGTCACGGCCGTTCCGTTAGTAATTTGGCTCATGAGACCGTTAAGTGATTGCTGCGCCCCGACCGCATCGGAGAGTGTCAGCAGTGGTTGTTCAAAGTCCCACTGCCAAGTGTTTTGCGCTTGTTTGTCGTTCGTGTTCGACGTGTCGAACAGCCGCTTGAAGACGCAGCTCGTGAAGAAGAACGACGGCGTCGCACAGATGTAGGTTCCGCCCTGTGCGTTGTGCTGCGAGAGCGCGGCCCGGAGCGCGAGCATTGTCGCCAGCTTCACCGCGTAGCCCGCTTCACCGCTTGCCGGGCAGATCATCCGGTAAGAAACCGGAAGCGATTGCCGAATGACCGCGTTCGCCGCGGTCGCTTGGTTGGCGAACGGATACTTGCCGAGTTCCTGCGCGAGCATCTCCGTTCCTGGCAGCGGGTGGAAATTCGCGAAAAAGTCGTCGAGATTGGCCAGTTCGCTGCCGCCAGAAAGCAAACCTTCAGTGAAATTCGCCGCTTCGGTCAAACTGACTATGGGTAGCATATTGCCGGGCATCCCCGTCGCGATGCCGTTTTGCAAAATGATCGGCGAAAGCTGGAAGCTCAAGCGATATGCGGCAAGACCAGGAGAGATACCCATCGGCTATTTCCTTCGGAGTGGTTTTCTCATCCTGATCGTTCGAGAGGCTTCTTCGAGCGTTCTCCGTCGGCGGTTATGAAACATCAGAGAACCAGGAAAACGGCGCTTGATAATGTCGTACAAGCATGATGCGAAAGTAAGTTCCTTACGATAAACCGCCATCTTTAGTTTCCTGTTTTCAGTCCGTTGACGATGGTGGCGACATTCGCGCCGGTCGTGTTGTGAATTTCGACCTTGACCGAACTGTCTCGATATTGATTGTAGCTGGCCGCGCGTTCCAGATAACGCTGCGTCTCCGCCGGCAGCACGGCGGGATTGTCGCCAGCCCTTTTGAATCGGTTCGCGGCGCCGGGACCGGCGTTGTAAGCGGCGAGAACTTCGGCGATGTTGCCACCATATTGCCGGTAAAGATCGTTCAAAATCGCTTGGGCAACTTTCTCGTTATAGGCCGGATCAGTTAGCCGCGAGGGATCGTACCCGTATTGCCGCGCGGTGCCCGGCATGATCTGGTAACGCCCGATCGCACCTTTCGGACTGATGGCGGTGTCACCGCTACCTTCCAATTTACGAACCAAACCTAGAAGATCAGATGATGTATGGAGCGCGCGATCGAGAAAACTGCCTTTTTCAATAGTCGGATCAAAGGTGCCGAGTGGTCCCAGATCGAGCAATGGCTTATCGGAGAAGATGCGACGGCCTCCGGCATCCTCAGTCTTGGGAAGCTTCCCGGTGATCCATGTAGAAAAGTCGTCGATAACAGTCCCAAATTTTTTGACCGTTTGCTTGAAGTCGTCGCCACCGATATAGCCTGCGAAAGCCTTCAAAGCGTCTCCCGATTCATCGACCCATTTCTTGAGTTCTGGGACACCAAACAAAGAACTGATGAGTTCCTGGATGCCTTCCGAAAGTTTTTTCAGACCAGGAGCGAGCGGAACGAGACCTTGGATGAACGTGTTTTTGATGCTCTTGCCGGAGAAATCTATGTACATCGTCAAATCTTGCCACTTCATCAACGTGTCGTCGTCGATTTTCAGCTTCCGCGCGTAGTCGGCTTGCGTCGCCAGAGTCCTTTCAAATTCCGCGGGCCTAGTCCGTTTCAATCGTTCGAGATCGAACTCCGAGACGCCTTGCAGACGATAGGCTTGGATCGTCTGAGCGAACAATCTCGGATCGGTCCTGTCGGCGAGTTCCTTTAATTTGCGAAGATAGGAGATGCCGAGTTCTGCGGTATCGCCACCCGGCCGCACACCGAGACTGAGCAGTCCGACGCTTTTGGTGATGTCGAATCTCGCTCCCGCCACGGCTTCTAAAAAGCCGGGACCGACGAAACGTTCGGTGCCGGTCTGGAACGCCTCTTGGCCGCCAAATGTCGTTCCCAAGCCAAGCGCGGAGCGGCGGCCAGCAGCGGCGCTGGCGGCGAGGCGGTCGATCCCGAATAAGCCGCCCGCACCGATTAAGCCGGAAACTATCCCGGTGATTCCGCTCCAACGAATCAGCGAAATCGTCGCTTCCTTGATGTTCGTCGAGAAATTCTTGGTGTACGTGGACATCTCGCGCCAGAACCGGGACGACCGTTCCAGATGCGCGTTTGTGGCGTTTTGCTCGGCCGCCGCGATGCGCGCGAGGTCGTTCTGCGCCAGGATGGCGGCGGCGATCGCCTCGAAGCCCTTCCGCTGCGCCTGGATCTCCTTGGTCGCGGCGGCCCAAGCGCCAGGAGCTTTCTCTAAAGTTTTTTGATATTTTTCATAGAGATTTGCAAAATTTTTGAACGCCGCGTCATCGACCTGAACGTCTATTATACTTTTGACGGCCATCTAAAGCCCCCGCGCATAACGTTGCCGGAATTGATGGGCGTCGTCGAAGTCCAGCCCGATCTGCTTGGCGAACTCGCCGAAGCCTTCGTTCGCCACCCAACTCAATGCGGCAGCAATGCAGGTCTGCCTTCCGCGGGCGCATTCGCAGGATCCGGTTTGTGCGCCGCAGACGCAGACGCCGGTTCGCCAGAACTGGCGGTCGCGGTCGACGTCCCCAAGGAACTCGCGAAGGCCGTAGCGTTCAATGGCGAGAGTCGCGCGTCCCAAAGGTCCGCCACCGCCTCGAGCATCTGCTTGCGCGGCTCGCGGGGCAATGTGGCAGAAGTCGCAATAAAAAAAAGGACGGCGTTCTCGACCTCCGCCTTGTCTTCCGAATCGAGCTTCTTCTGCGCGACTGCGACTTCGAGCGGGATGGCGTGCCAGCCTTTTTCTGTTGGAACAATCACGTTCGTCAAACGCCTGATTTCCTCGACGAGTCCTTTGTCGACGCCGTCGTCTCCGTCCCAAGCGTTCGACGCCATCGCGATGTTTTTCAAGATGCGCATGGCTTTCGCCGGTCCAGCGGTAACGCCGAGACCGAGGCCAAAGCATCCGGAATATGTCTGCGCGAGGATGATCTCGTACTTTTCCAGAACCTCGCCAGCGAGCGGGACGGAGTGAACCCATGCGATGACCGTCCGCGTCATGACCGGCTTACCGTTCTTCGTTTCTGGCTTTCCGTCAGAGCCGAACTTGGCGATTTCCTCACCGTAAATAGGGACTACAAAATTCAGATGCCGGTTGATCTTCAGCGCCACGCGCGCTCTCCCGTCAGTTGAAGGCGTTGGCGTTGACGTAGTAGACGCCGCGCAAAGTAATTCCCCACAATGGCGTCGTGCCATTGAAGGTCATTTCGCCGACGCCTTGAATCGCCATGCGATTTAATTGGTAAGGACCAAGCCCAGATGAGACATCTGGCCATGCCGTCCCATCGCCGATGATCGAGTTGGATTCCATCTGAGACTTATAGGCATCGGAAAGTGATTGAGTCTTCAGCAGCGAGATGAGGAGGCTCACCGGCATGTATGGCTGCGGCGACTGAACAATATTAGTCATCGTCTCGTGCTGAATCGTCGTCGATCCTTCCAAACGAAGCAGCAAACCAGCTTTGTCCATGAAGGAAGCCGTGACATTCAGACCAGAGAAATTCGCCCAATTAACTGACGCCTTTAGCAGGTTCAGTTGGCCCTGGTCGATGAGCGGATTGCCCATGCTTCAGCTCCTCACGTCGTGAAGGACGATACGCTGATGTTCACCGTGATCGATTCGAACCCGATCAGCGGCGTGTAGTCGATCGAGATGCCATCGTAGGTCCCGGGCGCGTAGTCGTTCGGGTTCTCCGTGACGTAGCTCGCGAACGGATCGGCGTTGACCACCGTGAAGCCGTCGTAGGTCCCGTTGTCCAACGCGGCGACGAAGTCCGCGGCGTCGAGCGTCGTCATCTTTACGTTGTTGAGCACGAGTCCATCCGTGATGCCGGTATTCATCGTCGAAACGGCGACTTGTTGCAGTGTGTTGATCCCGGCTTGATTGTAGTAGATCGGATTCTGCGGATTGTTCGCCGCCTCGATCAGCGCAGCGGTGATGTTCACCGCGAGGTTAGTCTGCACCCAATCGATCGAATACCAATAGTTGAACGGATTGCCATCGAGCGTATTGCCGCCGATCAGGATGTTCGCCGAGATTCCGCCCGCCGCGCCGGTGCCGACGAAGTTGACGTTGCCGACGTTGAGTTCTGTGAGCAACGCCGCATTGCCCTCGGTCGGAAACGGTGTCACGCCGACAAGGTAGGACAAGTTGAGCGGCGTGACTTTGTTGGTCGATGACGGCTTGTAATTCAGCGTCACGCGGAAATCGGAGGCGTGGCTGAACTCAGTCGGCGGGATGCCAGCGGAGGCGTATTGGCTCTGAACGAGCGTGCCGAGCTGCGTCTCCGCCCCGGTCGCTGCCGGGACGTTGAAGACGATCGCGTCGGTGGCGGTGCCGGGAAGCGCGAGGAACCAGCCGTTGTATGCGGCCGGAAGATTGCCGGAGAGCTGGAAATACTCACCCGGAGAGACGCCGTGGTTCGTCGTCGTCACCGCCGTCGCCGTCCCAGAAGTCTGTGTCAGTCCGGTCAGCGCGTTCGCCGGCCAGACGCCGTAAGCCGGACATTCGATCATGAGATCGACGCACTTGTCCGTGTCGGGATAAAGCTGCCAATTCTGCAGCGTCGTCGTGACGAAGAAGTAAATCTTCGACGTCGTCGCGTTGAAGTTCGCCAGGAAGGCGAGGAACGAGGCGTTGCCGTCCCAGGATCGCGGCACGAGGTACGAGTAGAACGTGTTCGGGTTCGCCGCGATCCATGTCGTCAAGAATGCGACGCCAGCACTCGGTTCCCCCGGACCCAACTCGAGGACGGTAACGCTCTGTGCGGTGCCTTGCGCGAAGAAGGTCGTCGCCATCGCGACGAGCTCGGCCTGGTTCCGCGGCGTATAGGTGATCGTTCCCGTCGCGGGCGACGTGCCGCCGTCGGAGGCCAGCTCGTAAGTGAACTGCGACACCGTCGTGGCAGTGGCAAGGACCGTGCCGTTGTAAACCGCCGGAATCGCCCCGGCGATCATGGTAAGGAATTGGTCGCCGACCGCGACGCCGTGGTTGACCGACGCCGTTGCCGTCGCGACGCCTCCTGACCACGACAGGTTGGAGATGGCTAGCGGAGCCGCCAGGATCGGCGTCAGGTCGGAAGGCTGCGTCAGGAGAGACTTCGTGCCCGGGCTCGTGTTCGTCCCGCCTTGCGAGATGAAGGCTCCGGTCTTCTGCAGCGTCGGTGGTGCCGGGGCAACGAGAACGCTTACGTTGACGGAAACTATCGGATTGCTCATACGGCGATTTCCTTCTCAGTGACCGCCGACTACGCTGCGCGGGATGCTGCCGCAGAGCGCGGGAACGATGAATTGGCCGAAATTGGCGAACACGACTGGACCACCGGGATTGCCGACCGCGACCACACTCCCGGCTCCCAAGTTGATCTGCTCTTGAAATCCGGACGGATTGACCGGCCGGGCCGGGATGGCCAATGGGACGAGACCCTGCGGCATGACGTTTTCCTTCTAAGATCAACTGGCCGGGATGCCGATGTTGTTCGTGGTCGGCGCTGCGGTCGACAACTGGCCGACCCAGATTTGCGACGAAGACGCCGCGATGGAGTTGGCGCCGATCGAGATGCAATTCGGGCTGAGGATGACGTCGCCGTTCGGTGAGCCGAGCGCGTTGGAGATCGCGGCCGTCATCGCCGTGCCAAAGCTGTGAAGCAGACAATCATCCAGCCAAAGATAACGATCCATGCCGCCGGATTGGACGAGGACATGGACGTTGCCGGCAAGTCCGTTCCAACACTGGAACGCGCTGGATCGGATGATGTTGCGCGGCGATCCGCCGACGATCTCGATCGTGGCGTTCGCGTTGTTGATCCGTTCGATGGTGTCGAGGCCGAAGGTGCAGCCGACGAACAGGTTTTCGCCCGCGCCGCCGATGGTGAGAGAGCGCATCGCCGCCGCCGCTGCGACGTTGGCGTCGCCGCCGCCGAGGAACTGGACGTTCGAGTAGAAGTTCCGACCGCCGGCCTCCTCCCAACAAATCGGCGTGGTCGGTGCCGTCAGACTCGACGCGCCGTAACCGTAGAAGGTGCCGAGATTGACGAATGAACAACCCTCCGCTGTGACGTTGACCAGCGGGCCGAACGCGGTCCATTGAATCTGCGTGAGGCTGTCGGCGACAGAAATTCTGCCTCTGTCGTTGTCGGAGGGAGCGGATAGACCGACCAGGGAGACGCCGTTCTTGGCCCAGTTCAGTGTAGCGGATTGGTGCGACGTCCCCATCAGATAGACGACGTCATTATTGTTCGCCACTGCGGCGTTTTGAGCGGCGGGGAGCGTCGCGAAAGGGAGCTGCGCATTGCCAGGATAGTTGTCGTTCCCGGTCGACTCATTGACGAACCACGAGTTTCCGATGGCGGCACTGTTGGTGACCCGGACGGCGATCGGCCCCTGCGGCATGGTAGCCCCTCCTGATGGCGGCCGGCGGAATTGAGGCCGCGTCGAAGTTCCGATTCCACCTTCTACAGCAGAACGAGCCTCCGCACTAGCGGGTTTCAGGCCGCCTCGTCCGCTTGGCCGTTGATGTAGTAAGTCGGGATCGCGGTCTTGATGATCTTCTGCGCGACGTCGCGGATGCGACTCTGGTGATACGAGATTTCCCAGGTGAGCGACTTCTTCATGGCGATGGTGCCGAGCTCGGCCTGCGTCCGCTTCTCGTCCTGCGGAGCAGGCGAGGCGCTCATCAAGCCGAAAATGCCGACATCGGTGCTGTATTGATTGACGCAATCGACGAAATCCATCGCTTCGTCGTTCCTGGTCCCCCAGAGCGTGATCTTCACCCGTTCGGCGCAAAGCTGATAATGGCTTGATCTCGACCCGATGCGCGGCGCCAGCGCCAGCGGCCGCGTGCTTTCCGGGAAGATGTGCACCGCGGCGAACGGCGGCACGATGTTCGGCGGCACGAGGAACGACGGGTAGAGCGTGATCCCGGGGTTGCCGAATCCGTAGGGCGGATCATAGCCGTTCAGCGCCAGCCAAGCCGGCAGGCTGTTCGAGACGACGACGCTGGAATCATCGAAATCAGAAACGTCGTCGACGAGCTGGTTCTCCATGTCGGGGTAGACGGCGTTGCCGAAGTAATGAAATAGCGACGCCTGCCGGTAGAAGTTCTTCCGGTTCGAGAACGCGAACCGCTGGCCCTCGAACTCGGCGACGTAGAGCAGCGTGGGGCCGACCTTGTTAAGGTCCTGGACCTCCTCGAGCGACGTGAAGGTGACCGCGTTCACCGCCAGCGTCTCTGCCTCTTCCTGGCGGACGTCGATGGCATAGTGGAGCGATCCGAGCGCCTTGATCTTAGGCAGCGGCATATCGGCGCTGGAAAGCTGCGCCGCGGCGACGATGTTGGCGAGCGTCACGGCGCTGAGCAGGTCGGCTCTTATCCAAAAAACCCAAGAATCGAGAGGCAGAACGATTTTGGCGTAGAGCGTGAACTCGACGCGCTGCGTCAGTGATATGGTCTCGACGCCAGCGGCGAGGTCGCTGGCGAGCGGCGTCTTGGCGGCTGCGGCTTCCTTGGCTGAACTCATTTTCCGTTCCTCATGCCGCGATCAGGTCAGAAGCCTTGACGAAGAACTTGGTAGCCGGGGACGTCGCGATCACCGCCCCCGTTCCCTGCCATTGATACGTCCATTCCCCAGGGCCGGAAGGCACGAACAGCATGTAGTAAACGCCGACGCTGGTCCGCACGATGGGAGTGCCGGGACCGTATTCCGTCACGTTGCCCGACGGATCCTCGACGTACAAGATCGTCGTCGTCGGATCGGCCGGGATGTTGGCGGCCACGTTGTAGAATTTCCCGTTGAGCTGGATCTGCGTGTCGATCTGATACATGTTCATGACCGAGGAGCCTTTCCGATGTCGCTCGCGAATACCACGAAGGACGCGAAATCGCTGGCGACGCAAGTGTCTGGCGCCACCGGCGTGATGTTCGCTGGGTCGAGGTTGACGGCGACTTGATAGGCCGGATCGGGCGGAACCCACCCGATCAGGACTGTGAGCGGCACGCTCGATCCTAGGAACGGCGGGTTCTGCGGCTGCGGCGCGCTGACGGGGATGGGCAACCGCAGCGGTTGATCGGGCTGGTATCCATATCCGAGCCAAGCGATCTCGATCTCCAGCGGCTCTTTTGCGCCAGCGAAGGGAAACGGACCGGATGGAACCGCCAAGATGCGCTGCTGGATCGGTTCCGGCGCGAGCCAATTCACCAAGACTTCGACGGGAACCTTGGCTCCGACCAGCGGCGGAATGGACACCAGCAGCCCTGGCGCGGTCGCCCGTCGCGTTTGGACGTCCGGGGCTGGAACGGCCCACCAGGAAAGAACGTCTTGTCCCACGCCCACGCCACGCGGAACGAAGGCCGTCCTGGGAACGATCTTCGCGGTGATGACTTGGTCCGGCGCGAGAGCCACCCACCAAGACAGGACATCCTGACCAATGGCGGTGCCGCGCGGCAGGAAGGCCGTTTGCGGGACCACCTTGGGGATGAAGACCTGGTCAGGCGGCGGTATCTGCCACCAAGCCAGGACCGGCAGCGGTACGCTCGACCCGATCGGCGTCTTTTGCGGCGCGCTCGGCGGCGTCCGTAGCTTCGCCGTCTGCGCCGCAGGCGGCTCAATGGATTGCCACCACACCATGACAGGCGCGGGAACTTGCGACCCGAACGGTTGAACGTGAGCACTCGGCGGCGTCAGCGACGGTGCGGTCTGTGGTTGCGGTGATATTGGCGACCACAACGCTTGGATAATCTCCAACGGAGCGCGGGAACCGGGGAATGGCGGGTTCTGCGGCGTCGGGCCGTTGGGTGGCGTTAATGGTGGCGCTACGATTGGCTGCGGGTCAGGCGGCAGCCAGTTGAGTTGCACTTCGTCGGGCAATCTTGCGCCAACCAGATGGGTTGTCGGCGCTGGCCCACTCGGCTCCGTCAGCGACGCACCCACGATTGGTGCCGGATCTGGCGGTAGCCATGTCAGTAGAACCGGCAACGGCACCTGAGCGCCGCCAGCAAACGGCGGGTTTTGCGGGATCGGCGGCGGGACAGTCTGTACTCTTGCCGGCAAAGGCAAAATCGGAGGCAACCACGCCAGCAGTTCCGCCTCGCGGAAGTTCGATCCGATCAGCGGCGGGTTCTGCGGCACCGACCGCGGCGGAGAAAGCAATCGCGCCGCTTGGAACGCGGGAGCGGGCGGCAGCCACGAGGCCAAGATCTCGGTCGAGACTTTCGTCCCGATGGGCGTCGGCGGCGGTGCCGAGCGCGGCGTCAACCGTGCCCCGATTTGGAATGGCGGATCCGGCGCGATCCAGGCGTCGAGGACCGCTATCTGCGACGCTGGGGCGAGGACGTAGGCGGGCCCCCTGAGTACGGCGGACTCTGGCAATTCCACAAAAATCGGCGGTGCATACCAAGAGAGAACTTCTAACGACACCTTGGTGCCAGGGAACGGGATCGGCACTGCCGGTCCCGGCTGCGGAGGCGTCAATCGCGCGCCAGTTTGTGGCTGCGGGGCGTGAGGCAGCCAAGCAATCTGAATCTCCACCGGAACCTTGGTCCCGGGGAACGGCGGATTTTGCACTGCGGGCCCGCTCGGCTCCGTCAGCGAAGCTCCGATTTGGAACATCGGATCGGGCGGCAACCAAGAAATCAAAACTTCGACCGGCACCTTCGCTCCGACTGGCGGCGGCGGTTGTCCCGCTGGCCCGCTCGGTGGAAGACGCGGCTGGGTTCTGATTGGTTGAGGCGGCGGCGGAATCCAGCCGACGAGAACCTCGATCGGAACCTTGGTCCCGATAACGGGCGGGTTCTGCGGAATATTGCTGCTGAGGACGCCGGAAGGCGCCAAATCAATGATGGCTGGCGGCTTCGCCCATGAGATCAAGATCGGCAACGGGACGCCGATCGACATAACGGCTGGCGGGTTTTGCGGGGCACTTACCGGCGGAGAAAGATTCCGAACCGTCTGGAAGGCCGGGTCTGGCGGTAGCCACGTTTCCAGGACCGCGCCGAATTGCTGCGATGTTGCCCCCGGGAAGGGCGGGTTCTGCGGCGTGGGTCCGCTCGGCGGTATGAGATTGCGCGCGACTTGGAACGCAAAATCGACGCTGGCCGGCGGCGTCTGCCACGAGAAGTTTTCGACCAGCGGCCTCGTGAACGGCGTCACCGGGGCTTCGATGGGAGGCGATAGCAGCCGAGTAGTTTGGAAAACCGGGTCGGTCGGAAGCCATGAAATCAGGACCGGCAACGGCACGGCGGTCCCGATCGACTGGAACGTGGACAACGTCAGATTGGGGCCGGTTTGGAACTGAGGATCGGGCGGAATCCAGTTGATCTGGACCTCAAGCGGAACCCGCGACCCGACCGGAGTAGGCTGCGGCGCCGACCGCGGGGGCACCAACAAGCGAACGGTTTGGAACGGCGGGTCTGGCGGCAGCCAGGCGTTCTGCACCACGACTTGTTGCGATACGAGAGGCAGCACGAAGCCCGGAGCCGCCGCCGACGGCGGCAACCCGTTGATCGGGATCGAGACGACCGTGGTCGCCGACCAAGAGTTCAATACCGACTGCGGTACTTTGGTCCCGGGAAACGGCGGGTTCTGAGCAAGAGGCGCAGAGATCGGAGGATTGAGAAGCCGCGCTGTTTGGAAGGCCGGATCGGGCGGAATCCAGGCGACTAAGACGGGCAGCGGCACGCTGCTTCCGATTACGGGCGGATTTTGCGGGGCCGAGATCGGCGGCGTCAGCAGTTCTTGGCAGTACGGCTGCTGGTTGCCTTCGTAGATCGGCGGCGGGGGTGGCAGCCAAGCATTGAGGATTTCGACCGGGACGCGGCCGCCAATCACAGGAGGATTCTGCGGCTGCGAGAGCGGCGGGTTGAGATTGGTCGCGACGATGGGCTGCGGCGGCGCAGGCGTCCACGCGCCAAGCACGACCGCCAACGCCATCGCGGCGGCGCCCATGAATGGCGGGTTTTGAGGTTGGGATTGCGGCGGAACCAGCAGCTTCTCTTGAAGCGGCTGCTGGTTGCCGACATTGTAAAGGGGCGGGTGGTAGAAGATGCCCATGCCGCCCCTCTAAGCGCGGCTTACGAAAGCCTCGTCAGTTGGCTTAGACGCCCTCGGCGTAATTGATCCCAACTGCCCAGTTCGACAGCGAAGCCGCCGCCGCTGGCAGGAAGAGGCCGAAACCGGAGCCGAACGCCGGCGGCAGGTCGATCTGCTCGCGCGGGGTCGCGACCCAGAGATAGCCGTTGAGAACGTTGAAGTTGTCGCCGAACATAATGGTCTTGGAGCCGGCGTTCTCGGCCGAGGCGTTGATGCCGCAGGTGCCAACCGCGCCGGTCGTCGCGCCGGAGACGATCGAGGCCGTGGTGTCGCCGAGCTTCAAGTGCTTTGGCGTGGCGCTGACCAACGTCGGGAAGGCCGAAGCCTGGGTCTCCGCCTCGATGCGTTGCTGCGCGGAAGTCGCGGAGCCCTGCTGCGACGCCCACATGCGGAGGACCAGGATGTCGACCGACGGCGCCGCGGGCGGATTGATGTAATCGAGCGTGATGGCTGAGTTCGCGAGCGTGAGGCCGTCGCCGCCAACCGTAAATTCACGAGACATGGTGCATGGTCTCCGCTGATGTTGTCTTAGCCGATTGCGACCTGCCCTGTTGCACCAAGTCGCTGAGTCTTGCTCTTAGCACGGCGACCACGGATTTCCAATCCCCGTCGTGAGGTTGCCGAAAGCACGTCGCCGACGGATACCAGGGATTGTCAGTGCGGCCGCGAATCCAGAGCCAATATGTTCGATACGATGTCAGCATCACCCATGTTTTGACGCCGACCGTGCCGGCCAAATGAGCGACCGACGTGTCGACCGTGATCACGAGATCAAGGCCGGCGATGACGCAGGCGGTGTCGAGGAAATTCTTCACCTTCGAGCCGACGTCGAAGATGTCCATTTCGTCGAACGCGGCCTTGTCGGTGTCCCTGATGTCGAGTTGCAGGCTGTAGAACTCGACGCCGGGAATCTCGAACAGCGGCGCGAGTTCACGCAGCGGGATGTTGCGGACGCGGTCGTACTGGCTCTCGCGCGATCCGGACCAGCACAGGCCAACGCGCAAACGCGGCTCGCCCATCAACATCCCGGATTTCCACTTCGCCTTGAGTTGGAGCGGCAGTTGATACGGAGCTGGTGGCGGGCAGGTATCGACATCGGTGCCGAAGCAATGGGCCAAGCTCATCATACGAACCCAGTAATCGTGCTTCGGCGTCTCATCCTTGATCTGGAGCATCAACCCCGGCAGCGTGGCGGCGAGTGGCTGCATGACCGAGGGGACGGCAGCGATCACTTTAGCTCCGCACTTCCGCAGCATCGGCACGTAGCGCAGGAACATGATGTTGTCGCCGTGACCCATCTCGCCGACGATGAGGATGGTCTTGCCGTCGAGCGGCTGCTTGCCGGTCCACTCTGGCGTCGAGCGCGGTGGCAGTTTCATTTTCTTGCGATACTCAAAATCCACGAAGCCGTCGCGCAAATTGCCGAGCACGAGATTGCAGAAGCCGCGCCCGAAGCGCGCCGCGTGCTCATAAGGCTTTTCCACATCAGGATTGTCGATCAGCATGTCGTAGTTGGTGATCGCGTCCTCGTGGCGCTGCACCTGCATGAGCAGGTGGCCAAGGTTGAGCCGCGCGACGTGGTAGAGTGGGTCATTGCGGAGAATGGCGTAGAGGATTGACAGCGCCTCGTCAGCACGTCCTAGTTCTCCAAGCGCAACGGCCCGATTGCATAGCGCGGCGCGCATATCCTCCTGCATCTGGGCAATGGCTTGGTCGAGCCACGGCAATGCCTCCTCAAAATATCTTTTCTGAACTAATTCGAGGCCAATCATAAGCCTGCCGTGAGCGTTTAAATCCGGCATAGAGTTCATCGGCTTCCTACTCCTGGAAAATGCAGCACCATCATTTTGCCTGGGTTCTGCGGGGGCGACGATGGAGGCGGCGCTGTCGATACCGTTTCGTTGACGTAGACCGGACCTGCTGCGATGGCCTGCCGCGTCCCGGTCTCGTTGATGTAGAGCGGGAAGGGGAATCCGGCGACGATAGCTTGTCTGCCTGCCATGTCAGCCTCAACTGAAATTCATCAGAGGGTCTACAAAAAACGTCGTGCTTGCCTCGGCAGCCTTCACCGTGCCGTAGATGTAGCCAACCATCTGCGCCGTCAGCGTCACCACCATCGAGAACCGACACCCGGCGCGGAACGTGGCACCGCCGTCAGTGACGGAGCCTCCGTCCACGGCACTCGCGTATCCGGCAGGCTCGCTGCTGGCGCTGGTCCCCGCCGACGTGCAGAAGAACACGCGGCCCGCGTTGTCCGGCACGCTAATCGTGTTGCCGAGCGAATAAGACGTGCTGTTGGCTCGCGCCGTCGCGTTCCATTGCGACGTTGAGTCGGCGGTGAGCGCGGTGCCGGTAGCGAGATTGTTGGCTTTGGTATCATTGGCGAAGCTGGCCATCGGCGAACTCGCCGAGCCGAAGTATTCGCACTCCAGCCATATCTGATCGTTGTTAGGAACTGCGGCGGCGTTGACGAGACCGTAAACCGTGACATTGCGGGACGATCCGGTAAGTGTGTTCCACTCTGGAATCTGGAAAGCATTGAATGGATTGATCCACTTGCTGTTCGCTGTCGTGACGATGTTCCAGCTAATCGGCGTCGTGCCGTCCGATGCGCCGCCACTGCGGTAAACCGATGTCGATTGCGTCAAAACACCGGAGTAGTGGTATCGTGCCTGCCGGTAATTTGTCGCCGCGCTATCGCTAGTGATGAAATCTACGTTACATCCTGGGTAAGTTTGCGCGATGCAAGGCGTCACGCCAGACCCCAACAGACAATCCCTGAATATCACGCCACCGTTGAGCGAAGTCGAATCAACAAGTGTCTTACCGGAGCCCAAGGCCGAAAGGTCAACGCCGTCTATCAATGCCAATCCGAGGACAATACCTTGGAATAGATTCGTCGGCAAAGTCGCGCCTTGGATTGCACTCGGCGTATTCTTCCAGATAAAATTAGAGGTATTAATCGATACCCCATCGGCGGTGGTTCCGATTTGCAGCGTCGTGTTAACGAGTTCGACGTAGATGTTATACACTGTTGTAATAGAACCTGAGTTAGAAGATGTGCCCAATTTTGCAATCGTGCAATTTTCTATCTTTTGCCAGTTCGCTCCAAAAGTAAAAGTAGCATAAGAGCTTGAACCGCTGCCCGCGTTGAACGTGAGGCCATTGCAATAAACGGCGGTGCCAGCAAGACTAAGGTTACTAATCAGAGTCGTAGAAATTGATGCGCCAGTGATTATGTCGCCGGTGCCAGGCGGAACGCTGCCTGGGGATTGTGCCACGCAGTAGCAATATGCCGGAGCGGCAAAAGTGCCAGGTGAAGTCAGCGTGTTTGCTGATGCTTGCGTCTCGGCATGAATGGCGCTGATGAAGAAAGAGTTCCCGGCCTGTCCCCAAGTTGAAGCGAAGGCGTTACCTAGCCGCGCGTGCGGCGCGCTCCAGATTGAAAAGCCACTTGCCAGCCCGAGCGAAGTCCAGGTCGCGCTGGCGTCCGACGCGGTGACGCCAGCCGTCGCCGAGAACGTTGGAGAACCGGAGGTCTTGCCTGCTCCGCCGACCGTGCAAATCTGGATCGAGGTCGTGCCAGGATCGTAGATGTGCTGACCAAGCACCCAAGTCTTGCTCAGTGACCACTGCGGCGTGTTGGTGATGTCGCCGTTGAGGCCGCTGAGTCCGGTACATTCCTGGAAGACCGCCGTACCGCTGGTGTTCAGCGCGCCGCGCGTCACCGTCCATGTCGGTTCCGTCGTGGTCGAGCCCGCCGTTGTAACGATGAAGCAGCGTTCGCTGCCAACCGCTGGCGTCGTGAGCTGCCGATAAAGCGCGCCAGCCGCAACAACGGTCAAGCCAGGGAATGTCGGGATGGCGTAATAGCCTGTCGAGGAGCCGTTGCCGAAGTTGACATACCAAGCATTATCGACGAGGGCCATCAGACGAAGCCTCTCCTAGACCGGCTGAATGACTTCCAGCCGTAATGCCCGAAAATCTTCACCACGCCGCGCTGGTACACGATCTTGCGCGCGACCTCCCCGGTATCAACATCGTTCCGCATCACCGTCCACTCGAACTCGCCGCTGTGGACCTCGTACTGCGTCCCGATGGTCCAGGCCGCACCGTCGGAATCGGTGATGATGAAGGCTGGCGGTATCTCGACATAACTCTCCGTCTTGTTCGCGCGCTCGTAGCGGGCACCGTTGATGATGCCGACGAGCATGTCTTTGTCAAAAAGAAAATCCGTCATGTCATGCTGCTTTCTTCGGCAGGATCAGGCCACGATTCGGCACTAGCAAGCCAGACTTTCTATGCCGCTGGTAGCGTGGCGGTAACCAACCCACAGATTTCCGCCGCTGCGCCAGGATAGGCCCTTGCTGCGGCCAAGGATTATAAGGATTGAGGCCGGTAGCGCCGCCGGTCTGCGATAGTGCGTCCACCATGATGCCCCAGCCGCCCGCCGTCGCGGCAGAGGCGAATGCGGCAGAGGCGGAGGAAATAGTGGCGGCCAGAACCCGATATTCTACTTGGAGACCAGCCGCATTGCTTCCAGAGTTTTCAAGCGCGACATCCGGCGTGACCGAAGTTCCTGTTGTACCAGCGAGTGGTCCAGGCTGGACACTTTCAAAAAATGGGACAGTAGCGCCGTTGTCCGAGCTACCGCCGAACGCAAAGGTTAACGTCGCGGCATTCGCGGTTGAGACGTTAGCCCCGGACGTCAACTGTGTCCGCGTAGCGCCGTTGTTGGTGACCGCAAACCCGAGTGCCGTCGTTGCCGACTGATCCCACGGATTTGTCCGATAGGATGTTCCCGTGAACCCGGTGACCGAGAAGCTCATGAACGCGCCGTTGTCCAAGGCACCGCCAGCGGTGGTGATCGAAATAGAACTCGAGACTGTTAATGCCGTGGCAATGTAGGTCCACCAGATCTCCAAATCGGTCAATCCGCTGCCAAACGCCGAATTAGACGTGTACTGAATGCCGTTGCGTTTTTGATAGATGTTGCTGGTTCCGTCAGATGGCGGAGTAGAAGTCGATATCGTTGGGTACGATGCGCTGACACTGTCCATGACGGAACAAATGATGACGACGTCACCCACGCTCGCGAGCATCCCAGTTTCCGCGATGGGCGAGGTCGTCGAGATTCCCGAGGCATAGTCTCGTATGCTTAGAGCCATCTCATCCGCCTAAGTTGGCGCCAGTCTTCAGGTTCGTGTTGCCGGAATAAGTGATTGTTGGATTGTAAGTCCCTTCGCCTTCGTTAGCCACAGAGAACACTCCGTAGTCCGTTCCGGTCGGATCGACAAAATTATTCTCATAGGTCATCGAGGTCTTAATGTTGCTCGTATCGACGTACCAATCATAGCTGACGGTATTCGTCCCGAGCGTCACCATTGTATTATTATTCGTAACGACAACGGTTGCGCTGCCGCTGTTGCCAGCCGCACTGACGATGCTTAAACCTTGTGTCGCGGCTCCGGCATAAGTTCCCGTCAAGCCCGGTTGGCGCCAAAGATTGAAGTTCGTGGTGATAGTCTGAATGTTGCTGGCGGAAATGTTGAAAACCTGCAACCAGTCACCATGAGAACCGTCGATTGGAAAACCAGCTCCAGCGACTTCAACTAGATTGTATTGAATTGTCAGCGTCACTCCGGTTTGTGCCGGAGTATCCTGACCATAGACAACATCTTCGTTCCAGAAATTCTTGATCCAATTATATTGGATTAGATTAGTGCCATACCCATTGCCCTCAATCCCTCCGGCATTATTGTTGGTGTAACCCTGCAACGCACCCCCGTCCACGATGTTGTACGCGACCGTTACGTTGGATGCCACAAGACTCGCGGAACCTACTGTTTCAATTCCCGGTACAGTAATCTGGCCAGACCCATAAGTCGTGCCGCCGCCGCCTTCATGCCAATAGTTATCGCGGATAGTGAACCCGGAACAATTAGCCACGATGATGCCAATGCCAGTATGCAGCGAGAAGTCATAGCCCCACAACACGGCATTATTGGCCGATGATCCTGAGAACTGAATAGCTTGACCATTGCCGCTATAAGAGCCGGGGTAAGTGCCGCCAATCGCTGTCAGTATAGAGACGAGCGTTCCGACCGTGTTGCTTGTGTAGCTAGAGAACGGATCGCGCAGGAAATAAAAGTTGTTCCCCGACATACCAGAAGTCGAGGCGTTGATCGCCGATCCGCCGCTAGTTGTCGAGACTTGGAATTGCGTTTCCGTCAATCCAGTCGAAATGACATAGTACGGTACGCCCTGCGTCAGCGCGCTAGGCAAAACGTTCGTGCTGGTCAGTGGTAGACCGCTGGTGGGAGAAATGTTGTCCTGTTGTGCATAGAAGGTGATGATCTGGCCAGCGGAAAGACCATGCGTCGACGGTAACCCGGGCGGTGCGACATAGGTAAACAAGATCGTCGAACCAAAGTTTGACATCGTCAAGTTGGCATTGATGCCGACGGCGTAATCCCAACCGCTTACCTTCCATGCCGGTGGATGAGCATAGTTGGCCCGCTCGTTCGGCCACTGCGCCGAGCCAATCGCAGCGTTCGGCGAGCCATCCACTCCCGCATATGGATCGGTGGACGAACCGGACGATGGCGGCGACAATTTCGGCTTTGTCTGAATGAGAACGTAATCCATCGTCGCCCTCTATGGTGCCGTCAGCACCAAGACCCAGTCCGGGTCGCCGTTGGCGTTGTTGGATGTCGGAACAAAGTTATGCGTGCCGGTATTGGAAAACGGCGAACCAGAGATGGCCGTAAATGCTCCGTTAGTCGGGTCGAGCCATCGTGCCGTCACGCTGCCAGCAAAGTGTGACATGGCAACCGTGAGCGTGCCTGTCTGACCATAGATGAAATACGCGAGGGCCAGCGTACCATCCGGCGTCGCCGACACCGTGATGTAGTTGGTTGCTGCGAAGCCAGTGGCAGCAGTCGGGTTTGAACCATAACCAGCAGTGCCTACGGTGTGGGCGTTATCTGGAACTAGGTTCTGCCACGCGATAGTGGAAAGGAAATTTCTTTGTACGGTAAGATCCGCGACGCCCGGCGTCGCCATGTTGTTCTTCCATCGCGGCGACGTGTTGTTGTAACCAGTCACCTGAATGTTAGAACCGACGTTGACCTCAAATCCGGTACTGAGAAAGCCATTACCGTATTGCTGCCCGAATACCCCAGAGCACAGCGTCCACCATGCCTGCTGCCGCAGATTCAGACGGTTGCCGGGGTTGCCGACGTTGTTCTCATATTCGTAATTGGCTTCAAGCATCGTTGACGGGCACGGCGTCGGCGTCTTATTGGTGCCGGTCACGCCGGCGAACGCGGCTGGCGACTGCAAATAAGACACGAGCGAATACCAAAAGGTCACATAGTAGGAATAATTGCCCGTCCAGTTGACGTAAGACCTGAAGTTCGCATCGTCGAGCGCGGTACTGTCTGATGGAGTATAATTCATCTCCATCGTGATCAGCGTGCCAGCAGGAGCAGTTTCCTGGACGCCTAACATCATGGCGGCGACCTGCGCGTCGAAAGAGCCGCCGTAGTCGTTGCCGAACTGATAGGCGACGTGCTTGTAGCTCTTGTAGCGGTTGGCGACCCATGCCGTGTACGCCGTGCAGTCAGCAGTTGCAAAGCCTTCGAAGTTGCCTTCCGATCCGGTCTGCATCGGGTTGAGGATGCACCACATCCCATAAGTCGCGCATAGTTGAACGAAAGTATCCATGCGCGACCAGTAGGCCGCGTTGACGCTGCTGTTGCCGTTGAATGGTGACGGGATGAAGCCGTTGCCGACGAAGGCGTAGAGACCGTCGAGAGTTCCGTAGTTATTGTAGGAGATTGTTCCGCCGCCGCTTGTCACGTAACCACCAGCGCCAGGGGCCAAATCCCACTGCACGGCGTTGAAGCCGAGTGATGACATGGTCGAGAGAAAGGTCGTGACATCGGCGACTGACTGCTGCGACATTCCCTGCGCCGATATGCATTGCAAATAGAATGGCTGGCCCTGCGCGTTGACCAGATAGCGGCCGTTGGAACTGGCGGCCAACGGGAATGGACCGCTCGATGCGGAAGGCAACGGGATCGATCGCGGCGCTCTCTGGACCAGGATGAAATCGTCCACGGCCGTTCACTTCCTGACGGGGCCGACGTACTCCCATCTCGCCCGCATCAAGTGACTGGTCGGCCACGCGAGCCGGTTGCCGCGGTCGGGGATCGCGGACGCCCATGCCCGCTCCGCCGCGACCCAGATCATCTCCAACGGCTTCGCGCCGCCGGGCGGCTTCATGAGATGGATGGTGCCGTTCCTCGTTCCAGCGCCGGGTTCACAATTCTTGCTGCCGCGCGCGCTCGCGGGAAGCTCCGGCGGACCACTATGCTTGAGGTAGCCGATCCCGCGAAGGAGCTGATGATGCGTCCGCTGCTTGACGGCCTCTGATCGGGTGACGAGCGGCGAGGCGGCAATCATAGCGCCAAAGCCTTAAATACGTCGCCCAATGTCGAAGATTGAGCCTTCGACATTTGTAAGCCAATAACAAGCGCGTCATTCGTGCGATCTCTGATCATACAGCGCACTTCCTCGCCATCTGGGCTATCGACTTTGCGGACGATTAGATCGACATCGCCGATTCGGATCGTTTTCTCGCCCATGCGATTTTCTCCTCTCATGATGAAGCCAACGTTGACCTTTGCCTTTACCGATGTAGCAAGGCGAACCGTCCCACGGTCGAAAAAGAGCGTAAACGTAATAAATACGTTTTTCTGGCATCACGTAATCCAAGCGAGAGAACTCGCACTATATAAACCGCTATCAATAAACGAAACTCCCGTTCCCGGCCGCGCGCGTTTGAAACGTGCCGATCGTTTTTTGCCGGAACGGCGGTCGAGCGCGGCTTGCGTCGGCACGCCGGGATAGCCGATCTTTTCCATTTCGCCTTCGGATAGGAACTTCTTGAAGCGGTCGCCGATCTTTGACGTCGCGGAGCCGAAGACGTCGAGCGAAGTCGGGGCACCCATCAAAAGGCTTTCCAGCGCGCCAGCGAGACCATCTTCAAGATCGCCAGCGATATTTTCTTTGTGAAGCTCCCAGAAGTTTTCGAATATGTGATATTTCGCCTCTAGAATTTCAGCCACGTCACCCGTCGTCTGTGTCCCGGCCGCGATTTTCTTTCTCCGTCTTTTGCCGCTCGGCGGAGGCTCGTTGTACGGAATGTCGTTTACACCGAGATGAAGTGTCGGCATGGGCGTCACACGTAGAACACTGTGAGGTTCGCCGCGCCACCGCCGTCCGTCGCGATGGCGATCAAGCCTTCCTCGATCGCCGCGCCGACCGGGATGAAGTCCTGCGCCGTAGTCGAGTAGGTCCCGATCGGATCGGAGACGTTCCACCCGGTCTGTGTCCCAGATTGGGAGCCGGACGTATTGATCTGATTCGTGCCGGCGAGCGCATGCGTCTTGGTGTCTGAGACGGCGAAAGTGTTCGCCGTCAGATTCGCATCCTGGGCGACGTAATATGTCGTGTTCGCCGTCAGCCCGGTCGGTAGTGCGCCGCCGCTGCTGGTCGTGAACTTGACCGCCGCGCCGGCCGCGAGACCGTGACTTGGCCAAGTGATGACGCCCGGCGAGGCGAGCGTGATGGTGACCGTCGAGCTCAAGCCGTCGTACATCGTGACCGCCGAAGAAGTCCCGGCAGTGTTGATCCCGAGGCCGGAGAAAACGCCGGCACCCTCCTCGATCTGGAAATTCGCCGACGTCGTCAGGTTTTCCCAATAGGAACCGCCATTGAACGACGGGATCGCGCCGTTCGGGCCGAGGAAGTCGTTGGGGTTGCCCATGTTGCGTTTCCTTATGAAATGCCGACGGTTGATGGCCCATAGCCCTGAGCGATTTGAAGATACATTCGCCCATACGGGTCCTTCAATCGTTGGAGATCAGAAAGCGTAAATTTCTTCGCTGCTTCCTGAACGACCATGTTCTGGCTCGTCGATTCGTCTGACGCGGATTGTATCACGCCGGACACGAAGCCATTGATGTTGAACTTGGCACGGAGTTTCTCGAAGAATTTCCGGCCAGATTGATCCTGTGCAAAATTGATAACGAGACTAGCCGCGAGGTTATAGATCGCCGTGACGTAGACGGAGACCGGCGGAAGCCCAGGAATCGGCGGCCCGCAGGTGGAGACACCGCGGAGCGCCGGATTGACGATCTGGATGGCGAACGACAGCGCCCAAGCAACTACGGCCGAGTTCGGCGGCAGATCGTTCGCGCCGATTTGCATGATGTTCGCGATGAAAAATTGGAACCCAGCGAGCGTCGGCTGCTGCTGCATCTAATCACCCCGCAGCTCTCCGCCTGCCGAGGCCGCGCTTCGGCGACGCGGTCACGCGGCCCTTGAACTCCCGCCCTGGTGCCACGGCGTCAGTGACGCGGACGCCCTCCGCAATCGTCTTCTCGCCGGCCGGCGTCTGCTCGACCTGCTCAAACGTCGTCTCGACGCCGGGGATCTTGACCTCGTTGGGATCGCCGCCGAGGTTGGCGACCGCGTTCTGGACCGCCGTCTCGATGGCTTGATTGTTCGCCACTGCGGCCTTTCTCCGCCGCTCCGCGCCTTCCTGAGCAAGGACGCCCATGTTCAGCGCGCGAACGCGCTCGATGATGGCCGCCGGCACCGGCTTGTCGACGTTGAAAACGAGCGGCGTGTACACCCTCTGCCGTTGAACGTCCGTGACGCCGATCGCGCCATATTTCGAGAGCTGCTTCACGATCGATTCGACTTGAGAAATATGCAGGTCGCCGCCAATGGCATTCTGCTTCCCGGACGGAATCGGATGCTGTTTCGCTGGCGTGAAGCGGACGTTCGGCGAACCGTCGTCGTTGAAGTCGAGACGATAGAAGATGATCCAATTTTGCGGGGTGGCATTGGCCACGAACAGCTTGGACATTCGATAATCTCCCCTGTTGGCGCCGATTCATCGCGGCGCACGGCATCATAGCACTCCCGAAACGAAAGAGCGAAGGGCCGACCAGGCCCCTCGCTCTTAATCCCCACTTCCCCTCGGTTCTCGACCGATTGCGAATCGCTATGAATACACCATCAGGATTTGGGTTACTGCCTGTGGCCGCGGCGTCCATCCCGACGTGATGCGCCATTCCTGCAGGAAATCCGTGGCGCCGCCAGCCAGCGGCGAGACGATCTCGCGTGGCGCCGCCATATCGCAATACTGCGTTACGCAGACCTTATTGCCGGGCGACATCGACGCGAAGATGTTGGTATTCACCGGCTTGTCGGTCGCTGGCTTCTCGACCTCCGGCATGACAAGGAGAACGACATCGGTGTCGGCATTGCCACCGGCGCCCTGCAGCGTATCGTCGTAGGCCCAGAGCAGCGTGTCGCCGTTGTCCATCAGAATCGATTTGAACGTCCCGGCGGTCGAGGTCGTGCCGGCGCCGATGCGCTGGAATTGCACGAGCTGAACCACGTTGTACTCGAAGAGGCCGAGCGTCCGCTGCGGGCCGAGGATGCAGAACAACCGACCCATACCGAGTTGGTAGGTCCGCTGCTTCAATGCGAGGACCTGCGATGCTACGAAGAACGCCATCTCGCCGTTGTCATAGGTCACGACAGTGTCGTTGCCGTTGGTGTCCGGCGGCAGCGGCACCGTGGTGGTACCCGGCGCATTGACGATGCCCTCGCCGATCTGAGGATTGAAGCCGAAGAGCGCAGCATCCCTGGCAAGCTGGAAGTGACCCTGCCGGCCGCCGAGGCGGTAGGCTTCCGGGACCGCGAAGCCCCAGCGACCGCCGGCCGCGACATCATGGTGGTTCCACTCTGCGCGAACTTGCAGCAAGTAAGTCGCGGTCGAGAACATCGTCGCCATGATGTCCACGCCGGGAAGTTCGTTGTAGGAAGCCTGCCCCGCCGCCATCTTGGTGCGGAGATTGAGCTGCTTCATGTAGACCACCAAATCATCCTCGGCGAGCCGGACGCGAAGCTGCTGGTCGGCCATGAGATCGAGGAAGCCACTGACTTGGCTGTATTGAAGTATAAGCTCGGGCTCGATGAACGAAGGGTTCACCGTGATATATGCGTCGGCTTGAATCCCCACGGTTGATCCTCCTTCTCAGATCTGAATCACGGCGCACGCGCCGTTGAAATTCCAAGTCGCAAACCCGGTCGTCGGATTGTAGACGACCGTCTCGCAGTTCGTCACTTGGACGTCGAGAACCTCGACCGGGATCGCGACGTCCGAGCCGGAGCCCGGCGTTACCGTGCCGCCGGTAATGGTGGTGGCACCCAAAGATGCGGCCGCCTGATAGGTGATCACGTCACCGGAAACCGATAGCACCGTGTAGGTGCCGTTCTGTCCGCTGATGGAGCTGCCAGTCAAGGACGAGACGACAATCGAATCGCCGGGCGATCCGCCGTAGGCGGTCGTCAGCGTCAGCGAAACGATACCGCTGGTATTGTTGTAGGCGCTACCCGTCGAATTGACCGTGTAAGCGGCGAGGTACGGCACGAGCACTTGGTTGACGAAATCCCAAGAGACCGACGCACCGATCGGTCCGCCTTCGAGGTCGGCGAGGATCGGGTCGCAGGCGACTGCGATGCGGGCCTGGGAACCGAAGGCATAGGCGTTGACGTGATTGAGG